CGCCAAGGTCTAACCATGAAGGTGGTGTTGCAACTGCACCAATGTCAGGACGGGCAGTCGTGCTGGCTATAATCACCTCATAGACACGATGGTCATAGATGCGCTGTGTGCCAAGCGTATAAGTGCCAGCCGTCCAAGCAGGGGCATCTGTCTCAGGAACGTTAGATGCCGTCACCATTGCCGCAGTGATAGGGACGGGCTGAATAATAATCATTAGCCAACATTCCTTTCAGGTGGCAACCCGTCACCATTCCAACGGTTTATAATGTCATAGCTCTTACCAGTATTTTTGGCAATTTGATACATAGCAACTTTCATTTCGTCGCGCAGAGCTTTTACCTCATCAGCAGTAGCACCGTGATTTAGCATATTGCCTAGCTGATTGCTGTTGTAGATGCGCGATGGGCCAGTTGCTTCAATTTCAGGGCCATTTTCGCCAACAATGCGAAGGCCACCACTATGGAAGCCACCATTGGCAAATAGTTGCACATTATTATCAGCACCAAATTCTCTACTGCCGCCATTGAAGTTTTGCGGAAGCGATAAACCGTCAAAATTGCCAAAAATAGAACCAAAGCCGCCATCCATGATAGGCGGGGCTGGGAATGGAATAACATTGGTTAGGTCAGGCAAGATGGGGTTTACTATAGGCGCAGTAGGCACAACAGGAGGAGCAGCAATAGCAGGAGGAGTAACAGCGGTAGCGGCAGCAATAGCAACTTGCGCTTGCGCTGCTGATGCCCGTGCAGCATCGATTGCAGACATGGCAATGCTTGCCATTTGAGCGGCTGATTGCTGTGTGACCGCAATTAAGTCTGCAAAACCGCGCCGAGTAATGTCAGCCAAAACAGTATCGCGTTCTGCCTTTGCAACATCCAATTCGCGCTGGGCCTGTTCAACGCTCATCACGCTTGCATCAACGGCAGCTAGAGCATCAATCTGCGCTTGCAGATAAGCTTTCTGCAGTTCTGCGCTAACGGCTGCTTGCTCCGCTGTTTGAAGCTGACGAATAGCCTCATCAAGCGATAAGTTAGTTTCAGTAAGTTGAATAAACTGACCAACCAACGCAGTGGTCGCGCTCTTTTGCGCTTCAAGCTGTGCAATAGCTTTATTTTCAAGGCTGATAAGATGGTCGCTTTGCAGCTTTGCTTCTGCAAGTTGCCTTTCAGCAATCGTCACTTGGTCTTCTGCACCGCTGACAACCGTGTTTGTTTGGGCCTGTAGTGCATACAGCTGACGCAGCATTGATGTGCGGTCAGAAGCATTTGCCATGATGCTTTCACGCAACTGCCCACCAACGCCGACAACTTCACCCATTGCCGTTTTGTCACCGCCAAGAGCAGCCTTAGTTACATCTGCAAAGCGGCGGCGCAAGCCTTCCAAAGATTGTGGGCCAGTGCCATTCATAGGAATGATGGTTGATGCAAAATCGCGCAGTGATGATGCAAAGTCGCGGAATTGGTCAATCGTGCCTTGCATGATACTAGCTTGGCTTGAATATGCTTCTTCAAGCGATTGAATGTTGCCATTACGCTTGCTAATTTCATCGTCAATACGCGCAATTTCAGCATCATAGGCTCGGCGCAATGCCGCTTGAGCTTCTTCACGCTTGGCAATAATTATATCAAGGTCAGCAATTTGCGCCCGATAGCTTTCCATTTGACGCTCACGCTGCGCCCGTAATGCTTCAGCAAGATTAGCCTCTGCTTCAGCAACATTGGAATTAAGCATATCAACAGCAGCGCGAAGGTCTGAAATTGCGCTCTGCTCTGCTTCACGGGCAGCGGCCAGTGCTTCAGTGCCAGCTTTTAAGTCTTCCTGCGCGAAGATTAGGCGTTGGATACCGCGAAGGCTGGCATCCATGCTTTCAAGTTCAAGGTCACGCTTTGCAGCAAGAGCGCCAGCCGCATCACCCTGCGCTTCCATAAGTTGAATTTCTAACTCACGGCGCGGCCTATTAGCGTCAAATATCGCCTTTGCTTGCTTGATAGCATACAGTTCTTCCAGCTTGGCATAGTCAGCAGCAGACGCGCCAGCTTCTTTAAAGATAACCTTTAGCTTTTCCATCTCGACAGATAGCTCATCAAGGCTTGAACGCAGCGGGTCGCTTTCTTTGACCAAATCCTTAAACACTTGGTCAAACTTTAATGCCTTTTGCATTTGCTCGTTTAGGTCATTGCCAGCGCGAATAAGGGTCTGCGCTCCAGCACTGATACCCGTGATGATACCTTGCTGGATTGCTAGTTGCGTGACGTATGCAACCGCAGCCGCTTCATCTGTGCCAAAGTTCTTAACGCCAGCGCCCTTAGTGCGACCAGCACCAGTTGGGTCAACTACAAAGTCCTTGTTACGCATACCAAGGCTAACCTTGACGTTGCCACCCAAAGTGCCGCCAAGCTGCTCTGCCATGCTGCCCAAGCCCTTGAGCAAGCCAGTAACCATTGTGTTAGCGACATCTTTTAAAGCTGCGCTATTGCCAGTCAATGCAGTTTGCATACCTTGACCAGCTATCTGCGAAATTGTTGCAGAAGCTGTTTTTGTTTTCTTCAACATACCGCCAATGACACCGCCCAAGATGCTACCAGCAATAGCACCAACAGGGCCAAATGCAGCCATGCCGATAGCTCCGCCGATTTGTGCGCCAGCTTTGCTTGATTTAATGCCCACAGACTTAAATAAGCCATCAACACTTTCGCCAATTTGTGCGCCAGCTAACACAGCCGACAAAGCTGTGCCAAGTTGCGGGAATGTAGATGCAATAGCCTCACTTATCTTTTTGGTTTCACCATCTTTCATGGTTATTTCTGTTTTTAGAATACCTTGAATACTACGACCAGTTTTACCACCAATCATGCCAGCGGCAGTCTCAAGATTGTTAGTGAGGGTTTGCAGGGCCTCAATGTCTTTATCAAAAACACTTTGCTTATCAATGCCAGCTAGACGCGCAGCATAATATTCTTTCCATGCGGTTTCGCCATGTTTCAACACATATGCTTCACGCTCCAAAGCCAATGAAGCTTTTTCACGCTCTACACCAACAAGGCCGATAAGCGTTGCTTCGCCCCTTAGTTTAGTCATCGTGTCACTATGCGCTTTGTTAGCTTCAACAATCGACTTGGCGTAGTCTTTGAGTTTGTCCGAAACTTGTTCGCGTATGTCTGCCTCATATTGAAGAAAGGCATTGAACATACCTTGCTTGCGAATGCGGTCAGCAAGCTCATTGCCAGCACCTTGCTGCGTAGCCTTCTTATATTTCTCGTGTCCAGCAGCGGCAGCTTCCGTAGCCAATTTCTCAACTTCAAACTTTTTAATTGCTTCTGGCGTCATGCCAATTTTTTTGCCTTCTTCAACCATACCAGCCAAAGCGTCACGATACTTCTCAAGCGGGTCTATGGCTTCTTTTGCTGCCTTGCCAGTTTTTGCAATGCCAGCAGCAGCCGCCGCCGTTGGAGCAGCTACTTTTGCCGCTGCATCCGCTTGCGCTCTAAGAACATCAGCTTGTTTAAGGCCAAACCTTAATGTATCTAATTTTTCTTGTTTTGCGGAAAGGTCACTAGTAACATAAGCAGCGCCTTCAGCTTGCCCACGAGCGCCTTGCGCTGATTGCCTATCTTTAATGCGTTTAATATCTCGGTCTAATAAACGAGCTTCCAGTTCCATATCAGTTCGTTTTTGCGCCCAATCAGCCGACCTTGTTTGTGCAAGCTGCTTTAATGCTGCGATGTGACCATTAGTTTCTTCACGGGCACGTGATTGCGCTGTGGCAAGCGAATATATTGCGCCAACCAGTGCGCCGATAGCTACAATAGCTAATCCAAAACCAGTTGAAGCAAGGGCAGCTTGCAATGCTTTAATGCCTACACCCGCCAAGGCGCTGGCTGTAGACGTTGCACCAAGGGCAATGTTAAGTGCAACCATTTGCGTAATATATGCAATAATAGCTTGAACGCCTAAAGCAGCGCGAAATGCCAGAAACGCCGCAGCCATTCCAGCGACAGCAACCAGTGTAACTTCAATTGCCCGTAAAATTTTATCTAAGTTATTTGTTAAATAAACAACCGCATTGCTTGCCGCATTCATTGCCTGTGCGAAAAAATTCGCAGCACCAGCATTGCCCAGTGTAACATAAAAATTATCTATGCTATCTTTTAGGTTTGAAAACTGACCATTCAGGGTTTTCATTTGTTCATCCATCGCACCAGCAAATTGGGTGTTACCGATGTTGATAAGATATTGCTGAATTTCTTCAGAGTTTTTCTTTACCGTTGTGGCTACACCTTGGAAGGTAAAGGTCACGGTGTCCTTTTGCTGCTTGGCTTTAATACCAAATTCTTTCAAGCGCTCAAATTCCATTGTCGAAGCGTCGGCGACAGCCTCAATCATTTGGTTTAAGCTCTTGCCCATTGACGCAGCGGTGTTGCCATATGAACGCAGCGATGCCATGCTTGGGTCTAGGCCAAGGTTCTTTAGTTTTAGAAAGCCCTCAACAACTTGGTTTAATTGATAGGGCGTTTCTACAGCAAACTGTTTTATTTCATTAAATGCCGCCGCCGCCGCTGCGGTGCTACCAGTGGCAACCTTTAATGAAGCATTGAGTGATTGAAATTCTGCGCTTGCTTTGGCTACATTCGCTGCAAGACCAAAAATGCCAGCAGCGGCAAGAGCGCCACCGAAAAGTTTCGCAGCACTGGAAAGCTTGCTGGCAGAACGCTCTGCATCGCCAGAAGCACGCGACAAATTGTTCAAATCGCTAGTAGCGGTTTTGACCTCACGACTGTCAACTGAAATTCTGAGATTAGCTAAATCTGCCACGCGCAATATCCTATGAGGCCCAGAGCGTTATCGCTTAATTCAGGTCATAGCACAAGTCTGTCATCTTGTCTTGGTATTGATGCGATTACTCCAATCAGACATCGCATTAGATATTTTTTCGCGCATTTCATCAGTGATGACTTGGGGGCTAGACCACGGCGCTGGCGTATTAGGCTCAGAGCTAACAGATAGCATCGCAGCGTATTCCTGCGATAAGTGCCTGATAGTTTGTGCTTCCCAAGGATTTAATTGCACATTTTGATTTGACATCCATGCAGCCAAATCAATTTCATCTATGCCAACGCTACCACCCATGCCTATAGGCTTGGAGGGGCCAACCTCAAATAATATCTCAATAAGGTAAGCCCCACCATTTAAAGGCGGCATTGCGTTGGACTTTGTTTCCCGTCTTGGGCGCTTTGCCTTTAACGGGATTGTGTTAAGCCACGCTGTTTGTTTTACGAACAGTATTAGTTGCTGGAGCGTTTGTGCGAAAAAAGTTAGCGCGTTCCGCCACAAATTCAGCAACTTGCTCTTTAATCCAAACCCATTCACCATAAACCTTGCGGACGTTATCTGGTGTGCAGTCCAGCTTATCGCCGTCAAGCGTAAAGCCCGTCCAAGAAACAGTCAGCTTTACAAGGTCATCAATGCTATCTTCAGCCAGCTTTTCAGCGTCAAAATCGACGGCCTTCTTACCTTTTGAAATGCGGTTCAATGCGGTTTGTTGTTTGGCAAGCTGAATTTTGCGATACACTTTGCTATCTTGACCAAGCAAAGTAATTGTCATTCCCGCAATAACTTCTTCGCTTTCAGGGTGGACAATGTTTAGAACAGCGCCATCGTCAGCCATTACAGGCTTTAAGCTATTTAAATCCATTAGAAACTATCCTTCTAAATATCCGACTTTTGTCTTGGGTAGGCAAGTCGGATAGTGATTGCCTACCCAAGTTCTTCTAGCGTTTTAGCTAATTAGACTTTGATAATCGAGTTGTCAATTTCAAGCGTAACTTCTGCCATCGTGATAGCATCAGCATTGCCAACATTGACTTTGTAGGACATAACTTGAGCGGTGAAATACTGAATTTCGCCATTAACAAGCACAACCTTAACCGAAACAGCGGCATCAGAACCAGCAGCGGCTTCAGCCGAGTCTTGTAGGACAGTTTGACCAGCATCCGTATCAGATACGGCCATCGTCAAGGCTACTGAACCATAGTTAAGCGAACCACGGCGCTTGGCAACGATGCCAGTAGCCAGCGGGGTGTGCGTAGCAAGTGCAGCTTCAGCACCGAACGAAGGCAATTCAGCCAATTCGCCGCAAGTTGACCAAGTAAGAGCGCCGAAACCAGCGGCATCATAAGTTGCGGGTGCGGTAGTGGAAACAGAGACTACAGTCCCTACAGACGAAACAATATCAGACATTTAAATTACTCCAATTGCAAGTGGTTTGACTGTTATAGCATTTTTTTTATCACAAAGTAAGTCTATGTTAGCTGCCTTGTAATATCGTTAACTGTGACGCGAACCATCCCAGCAGGGGCTTGTCTTGACCAGCCCTCAAATTCAAGCCTGTAGATATACGGTAGGTTATTTGTAATCCACAAAACATTGCCTGTTGCTTGAGATATTGCCCCTAGCGAACCAGCAATAGTTGAAGAACCGCTTGCGTCAGTTGACTCTGTTATGTTGTCGGTTGGGCTACCAATGCTGGTGAACCAGTTAGCTCTTGCACGGCCAGTGTCTACGGGCGTTTTAAGCACGATGCCTGTAA